CTACTTCGCTGCGTAGGTACGGGCCGGATCAGACTGCTTAGTGAGTACTACCGGAACCTTGGGAGTAGTCGGCATTAGTGCCGGTACTGGCCTAGGGGTTGTCTCTGCTGGCTTACGGTTGAAGATCTGCTCTACCCGGTAAGCACAGTGAGTGAATCCGACTAAGAGAGCTACGTAGATGATTACGAGAGAGACTGTGATCACTTCTCTACCCCCAGTCCAAGAGCGCCGATAACGCGCATGGCTACCTCAGAAGGCGTCAGATCTGGGTACTGAGAACGGATCTGCTCGTATAGGTGGTGCTCGTAAAGGTCGTGAGCGAAAGCATCAAAGTCGTTAGCGTTCATTGGTCAATCTCCCTTTGGGGTGTGTGTTATCGCCCTCCTTCATTCGCCATTCCCGGCTCTTTCCTTGCTACTACGTCTATTCTATCAAGAACTTGATAAGCCGTAGTCGGCTACTCGGCTTAGTCGGGGCAGGGGGTTAAGCCTGCCCCTCACGCGACTACTGATCTGTTGGCACTCGGCTACTGATCAGGCTGTAACGGTCGGTTGGCCGACCACCCGCAGCCTTAGAGCCACTAGCCAACTCGTTCTTACCAATGCGTCCCTGGAACTTCAGAGACTCCATGGCTACCTTGACTGCCCTCTCGGAGATCTTCCCCTTGTATCCGGCATCGGCAAGGAACTGGTAGATCTCTGCGGCTGTAGAAGCACGGTTCTCGCGTAGAACGTCGATAACCTTCTCTTCAACAAAGAGCTTCCTGGACTCCGCGTTCTTCTTGGCAACCTCCCAATCGTCCTCAACGAGACGGTTGGTTACGTCGGTGTTGCGGCTACGGGAAGCAGTGACAGAGAGCATGCCGTTACGGTCGGACTCGTAAGTCACCCAAGCGGCTGTCTTGCCGACTTCTCCGGCACCACCCTGGTTGTCCTTACGGAGGATCAGTTCAGCAAGTCCAGTGCTACCGATGCTCGGAACCTTCTGAGGCTTGATCTCGTAAAGGGCTCCCTGAGTCGCCTGTGACTTACGGATAGAGCCTGCCTGCCGATCCTTGTTCTCGTGGCCTACGTGGTCAATGTAGATGCCGCACGCACCGTGGATGGTGAACGGAGTCAGGTAACTGGAGATAGCCAGATCAGTACCGGCCGGAGAGTTGACGTCTTCTCCAAGCGCGATGATGGACGGAGTAAGAGCGTCCAGGGTCACCAGGGTTACAGCCTTGATGACGTCCGGGGTTAGCTGATTCAGCTCAGAGGCAGAGCGGAGAACGATGAACCGAGCAGCGATTGCCTCTGGTGCGGTTCCCTGGTTGAGGAGTCGACGTACTAAGCGACGGTTGGTGTTGTTGTCAAACTCCCAGTGAACAACCGTCTTGCCCGCGTTGAGTTCCCTAGCCCTTAGAGAGTCCTGGTACAGAGACTTACCCGTACCACCATCACCAAAGATGCCGTTGGTCTGTCCCTTGTAGAAGAGACCGACAAAGGCGTCTTCCAGCATTCCGACAGTTGGGGCTACGTCGTCTTCCTCGTTAAGGCAGGCGGCTAACGCGTCGGCAATGCTCTCGACGGCTACAGCGTTCTGAGCCTCCATAGCCAGTGCATGACGCGCGTCTCGGTCAATGCTCATCTGGAGCTTACGAGCCTCTACGGCACGAGCGTAAGCGTCTTCCTCGCTTGCCTGTGCTTCTGGGGTGGGCTCCTCCGGTAAGTCCGTGCCTCCCTCGTTGCGCTTCTTCAGAGTCATTCCGCACCAGCAATTCTTGTGGGGGTCACCCTGCTTCTTAGCTACGGACCCTTCAACGGCACGCTTCCATTCAGCAGCGTGTAGGGACTCGTCAGAGTCCCTGGTCTTAGAGACAGAGGTGAATACCTCATAGAGTTCCTGTAGGGCTGTGACACCCCCACTGTGACCCTCATGGGCAAGGTGGATAAGGGAGTCAGTTCCCCGCAACATCGCGTGATGCACGTCCAGGCCGTAGACGTGCCGGTTAAGGATCAGATCCTTAGCCTTGACCAACTGAGCCGCCATATCGGCACAAGGGGCACCCTCTGCATCAGCACGGGATACGAGCCAGTCAGAGACCGCTGTCCAATCCATGTCCTTACGGGAAGCACGGGGAAGGCGGCTAACTCCACCAGTGATCTTCTTTACCGCTACTTCTGGAAGCGTGAAGGTGACGTCTTCCGGAGTAGGGATACGGTCGGATGGAGTGCTGACGTCTCCAGGCTTGTACCACTCGTACTGCTTACCGGTGTCCGGGTGGATAGAGGGGTAAACAACGGCGTGCCTGTGACCGTAACGGATGATCTCGATATCGGCGTCAAGCTTGCTCGGCCATTCAAGACCCTTGGGGACGCGTACTAGACGCTGTCCACGGGCAGAGGGGTTCTCTCGACTAGAAGAAATCCAGCACTGAGCATCGATCTCGTTGCAGTCGATTCCGAGAGAGTCCCAGAACTCAAACCACTGTACGTACCCCTGCTTACCCTTCTCGCGGTCGGTGTCGACGTCAAAGAGAATGAACTCACTGTCAGCAACGAGGGCAAGGGTGATGTTGTATTCCGGCTTCTGACGGGCCCAACGCTGGTACTGCTCGGCAGTAGCGATAGCGGTTGAGTAGCCGGTGAAGCCTACTGGTAAGTCCTGGCTCTTCCCCTTGACGGGAAGGATGTTGAAGTCATTGGTCCAACCGGCCTGAATGTAAAGGCTCTGTGCATCTGGGTACAGCATTTCGTAATCTCCTAATCCAACCCGTCAACGGGTTATCGGTTGGTTGGGCTCTCGTAGATGAAGTCACTGAGGTTGTAGTCGTTCTCGTTAAGGTGCTTGAGGATCAAGCTCCGTAAGAACTCTCCATCGTTCATGTTCGCGTCTTCTGCTGCCTTATGCAGTGCCCGTGCCTGCCACGGGTAGAGCTTGAACGTCTTAGGCTGCATAGCCATGGCTTCTCCTAGTGGGGTAATACCGGTAGTACCGGATCAGGCGACAAAAATTCCCGGCGGACTAGCCGGGGTGCTTTCTGCGATACCTCTATTGTCTCAGCTAGTCGCTGTCTCGCTTTCGGCTACTCGTCAACCTCGGTTGACGTCTCACAATGTGTGTGGGACTAGGGTCCGTACAGTCCTCTGAAGTGCGGCTTAGTCCTACTAGTCCCCACAGGGCTTAGAGGTCTGCTACCGTCGCGCTGAGCGCGACAAGGGGTCGCCAACGAGTAGGGGAGAGGGACCATGGCGAAGAAGCCGGTAGTCGTCACGGAAGCCGAGTGGGAGAAGGACAAGGAGAACGTCCAGAGGATTGAGACCCCTATTCCGGGGTTCGCGGACGCTGAGCCAGTAATCACCTACGTTCAGGTTCAGTACCTGGACGACGTGACCGAGAAGCCTGCCGATGGCATCGAGACCGTTCCTCTCCTGGTGCCCGTGGAGAAGGAGAAGGAAGAAGTCGTCATCGGGGAGGACGGAGAGCCGGAGAAGAACGAGGACGGCTCTGACAAGCTCCAGGCCGTGAAGTACTGGGACTTTGAGCCCCGGGAAATCGACTTGGGTTCGGCTTCCCTCAAGAAGCTGGTGACTGCCCTCAAGCCGTTCTACGAGAAGAGCCGTCCGCGCGTCGTGTCGGTCTCCCGTCCGGCTTCTGCGTCCAAGGCTCCTGGTTCGGCCGGACACGACTTGGCCGCTATCCGGGAATGGGCCAAGAAGGCAGGGCACGAGGTTGCCGACAAGGGGCGCATCCCCAACAAGGTGATCGACGCCTACTACAACGCAACGGGTAAGAGCCGCCCGGACGGACAGCAGTCCTTTTGATCGGCCGGAGAGCCGGGCAACGCGCTCGGTTTTCCGGTCCCTCCAAAGGGAGCGGAAAGGCTTCCTCTGGGTTCAGGTGGGAGAGCAATTCCCCACTGACAGCCTGGAAGCCTTCTCGACAGCCGCAAAGGCTTGGCTCGGGGATAAGAGCAACCTGAGCAGCCGGACAATTGAAGAGGCGGACTGGGCGGAGATCTACGGACACTTCAAAGCCCTGTCAGCCAAGTAAGGCCAGAGAGCCCCTACCGCGATTGGTAGGGGCTCTCTTGCTGTCCGGGGTCCGTCCAGGGCCCTGAGAGCCCCTGTGGGCCGTTGTCGGCACAGGGGTGCGGACTCGGTCCGGCGGCTTGGTCCAGGAGCTGGAGGAGGGCTCTCAGACCAAGATCTTTTAGGTCGGAGCCGGCGAGGGGAAGTTGATCATGAAACCCCAAGCTCAGACAGGGTGCGTGTCCGGCCGTGCCGACTCGGACTATAGGACGGCTCTGTAGGGCTCCCTGAGCCCCTGTCGGCACCGAGCTGGGGCACGCGTCCGGGGGACTGGAGAGCGTCCAGGACAGGGCGGCTCAGGGACGCTTGCGAGCCTGATAGTGCGCGTTGTATTCACTCTGTGCCAGAGAGCACTTTCCGCAACGGCACTTCCAATTGATGTAAGTCGCTCGCTTGCCATGCGCTTCCGGCGGAAGCGTAGAAGGGTCTCGTTCAACCCTTCGCCTGATCATGCGTCGACTGTGAAACCTCTTGCACCGATCACAACGGCATCCGTGATTCGAGTAGCAGTGTCCCGACTTCTTACCTGGACAGTCGGGACGGCATAACTTGTCTTCATTCATGTGCGGTCTGACTCTTCCTCATTCCGATAATGATGCGGAAACTCGAATCCGGGTGCTTGGCCCGGTACACGTTGACCGCGCGGTGAGTCGACTTCCTGTCGTTGCCAAAGTCGACCGTGAACCATCGTCCTGCGTACCTGTGCTGAATCCTGAATGCAGAGTCCGGCGGAGCGAAACCCCCGCTCTCGTTCTTCTGCCTGTTGTGGGTCCGGCATAAGCCGTTGCCCCAATGCGGGCCAGAGCATCCGGGGAAGTAGCAGCCGTCCACGCTTGGCTTGGTCTTCTTCAACGGCGTGAGCGGCTTTCCTAGAGAACGCTGCTTGTAGTGCCCCATGCAGAGCCCCTTAGCCCGTACTGCCTTAGAGCACTCGGGGAAAGAGCAGAGCCTTTCTGTGTCTGTGAGCCTAGACATGGCTGTAGCCCTTTCTGTGAGTGCCGGAGTGGGCTAGCTACTCCTGGTTGATGGGAAGCGTCCCGCGTCGATAGCGGGTGTAATCCGCCTGGCAGTAGCCAAGCGCGTAGTGGAGCCGGATACATCCGGCGATTTTGCAGCCTTCATGCTTACGGGTACGGGCACGTAACGGCCGGAGCCTTAATCCCGCCTGCCTCTGTAAGTCATGGGCCATGCATAGGCCGTAAGTACGGTGAAGGTTCTCGCATCCAGGGAATGAGCACATGCGCTCTGGAGTAGTCGTATTCATCACGGGTCCTTTCGGTGGGTCTCTCTCCATCCCTCTATTTTATGACGGGAACCTCGTTTGGCAGTCGGCTACTCGGGGCTTAGGGGGTTTCCGGAGGTAGGGGTTAGAGGGTCCGGAAACCTAGGGGGTTTTCGGAGGGTATAAGCGCAGGTCAGATGGGTTATCGGAGGTTTTCGGAGGTTGAGGGTCCGAATACCCTCCGGAAACCCTAGGGTCCGAAAACCTCTTTTCGCAGGTCAGATGGGTTTTCGGAGGGTTCGGAAACCGGGTTTTCAGACCCTCTGGGGGTGTAGAGATACACCCCAGGTCCGGAAACCTCCCGTAGTGAGTAGGGGAGAGGCTTGCAAGGTGGGGGAATGCAAGAGACCGAGAAGACTTATCAAGCCTGAGTAGGGGCTTAGTTGCTGGGGCTAGTCACTTGTCCCTAGTGGAGTTGCTGACGATGGGAAAGACCTTGAGGCTTATCCTGTAAGCCGGACAAGGGAAGTACGTGAATTCGCCGTACCCCTCTGTTTTGTCTTTGTCAAGCCGAATCCGGATTCTTTTCCATGATTCTTTAGCGTTACTCCCTGTGTTCACCCTGCAAATTTGCTATTCCACCTTATCAATGCAGGTGAGGCCCTATTCCCGCCTTTTCTTCTAAAGGGAATACCTATGCAGTCCCTATTCGCTTATCCAAGAAAGGAAGTCGCTATGCGTAATGGAAAGCCCGGAAAGCTGGGTTCTGGAGCAGAGCGGGCAGACAATGCCGCTAAGGCTTTTGGCATGTCCCTGAAGGGAATGACCAATGGTCAGATCGGTGAAGAGTTCGGTGTAAGCCGTGAAGCTATCCGCCTACTCCTCAAGGAATACATGGACTCCCTCACAACCCCTCTGGCAGAGGACATGAGGCGGACCGAGGATGACAAGCTAAACCGCCGTGAAGCGCTCCTGTGGCGTCTCCTGGACGGTAAGTACAAGGTGACCGGTCACGGCAAGGTAGTGATTGACCTAGCGACCAACGAGCCTGTTGAAGACCTGGAGCCCATCTATAAGGCGGACGCTGCACTAGGCCGGATCGCTGAGCGTAGGGCCAAGCTATGGGGTCTCGACACACCTGTTACTCAGGAACAGAACATCACATACACAAGCCCTATTGATGAGAGCTACAAGCGACTCATTGAGCAGATGGACGCACGAGCACAGGCGGATATCGAGAGCCTTTAACGCTCGGTCACTGCATAGGGATGCGCGGGATATGCGCGCGTTATGCGCAGGGTCAGAGGCTCCAGGGGTAAGCCGGGGTAAAGCGCTCAGGCGTAAGGCTTTGCGCTCGGGTGATCATCCTTCTCCCTCACTCCTGGTGAGTAGTGGTCGGACATCGTCTGTGTGGGACTGATCAACTACGAGCCTCTGACCTGCGGTGATTACAGCAAATCGGGGACGTCTCACAGATCTCTCACACGGGCCCCTCTTTGCTGAGCAAACCAGGGGCGGACTCTTTGCTTATGACCTGGACTGCAAAGGCTTAGCGGACTAGCGGGTGATCAGTCACGCGGATAAGTGGCCACTCATAAGCAAAGGCATTAGTCAAGCCCTTTAGGTGATTTGCTCTAAGGCCAAAGCAAACTAGATGGGGGGTACACATAGAATTGACAAAAGCCTAATCATGCGGGACCGACCCCCTTTCAATCTCACACAAGAAATCGAATACCGAAACTTGGGGTATCAGTGAATCCATCTCTAAGGAGGGTCTTTGAGGGAGTAGACGTAGACGCGCTCTTCACCACTGACCCCGATAAGCAGGAGGCAGCAGCCGCCTACCGTCGTGCGGCTTGCCGTACCAATCCTCTTCTCTTTGCGGCTCTCTACATGCCGCACCACATCACAGGTGATGAGACAGGCGGGGAAATCACCTTTGCCGAGCCGCACTTTGAGTGGGCCGACCTAGCCAAGACATGGGCCCGTAAGGGCCAGCGGAAGGCTAAGGCCAACCGGCACGCGTTCATTGCCCCTCGTAACCTCGGCAAGACAACGTGGTGGTACCTGATCCTCCCTGTGTGGTGGGCGGCTTACGGCTACAGCACGTTCTGTGTGGCGTTCGCCAACGCGGCCACTCAGGCTCAGACCCACCTAGAGACTTTCCGTACCGAGCTGGACACCAACGAGCTACTACGGAGGGACTTCCCCGAGTTATGCGCGCTCCCTAAGAAGCGCAAGGGGATGGACAAGGGAGACACAGCCGATACGCGTATGTGCGCTAACGGCTTCATCTTCCGTGCCAAGGGAGTGGACTCCAGCTCTCTCGGTATGAAGGTGGGAGCCAACAGGCCGGACACCATCCTTCTGGACGACATTGAGCCGGACGAGTCGAACTACTCGCTAGGCGAGAAGGCAAAGCGTCTGCACACCGTGCGTGCCGCGATTCTCGCTCTCTCCATGTCCGCCCGTGTGGTGCTTACCGGCACGGTCACCATGTACGGCTCCATGGTTCACGACTTGGTCCGTTTCAATAAGGGCGAGGAAGTCGACTGGGTAAGTCACGAGAAGTTCACCGTGCACCACCACAAGCCTTTCATCCTGAATGAGGAGACCGGAGAAGAGCGCTCCATCTGGCCGGAGCACTCCACCTTTGACCCGGACGTCATGAACGAGGACAGGCATACTCGTATCTTCAAGCTGAACTACGAGAACGACCCTGATGCTATTGACTCGGACTACTGGGTACGTGACGACTTCACTTACGGGACTATCCCGGATGACCAGATTGCCACTACCTACCTGAGCATTGACGGTGCCGTAACGGCGGGTAAGAACTCCGACTACACCGGCATTGCAATTGTCGCCTGTGCTAACCAGCCCAAGCGGGTAATGGTCCGCTATGCCAACGCGGTGAAGCTCAAGGGTGCTGCGTTGCGTGATTACGTCCTGGACTTGCTAGAGACGTATGAAGACGTCAACTTCCTTCTTATCGAGACCAACCAGGGTGGAGACCTCTGGAAGGAAGTTTTCCATGACATGGGTGTTCCGATTCTCACCGTGCACAACAAGGTGAAGAAGGAGACTCGCGCTACCCGGCTTCTCAACCTGTATCAGCAGCGTCCTACTCAGGTATTCCACGAGAAGGTGTTGAGCAAGCTGGAAGACCAGATGTGCGAGTTCCCCAAGGGAGCCAATGACGACATGGTCGACGCAGTAGGTACAGCCGTACTGCGTTGGATCGTTCCGGAGAAGCGCCGTAAGGCGCGAATCACTATGCGGACTCCGGTCTAGTTGAGTAGCGGAAAGCAGCGAAACGAGTAAGCCTTATACTCATCCGTGGGTGAGTGTTCTGGTGTCTTACTCCTAGAACCCCCGTCTCTGGTCCGAATCCGGGATCAGCAAGGAACCGATTAACGCTCGGTTGAAAACGCACTGGTTACGGTCCTTCCCGGTGTGCGTCCCTTTGCAGAGAAGTCCTGTTGATGCCCAGAGACGGGGTGTCACCCCCTTATTCGTCGGTCGGGTCTTCTGCCGCCCTCACGGGAGTCCGGCCGACCCCCCTTCAAAACCAAGCAGCCAAGTTCGGCGCTTAGCAGTACCCAACTTAACCAGAACTCCAGTAGCCAGGTTCGGCGGAAAAGAGGAGGTCACAAGCAACCCAGATAAGAGGTAATCATCATGGCAACACCTGTAGAGCCAGGACACAACGACCTAAACGGTCTCGACAACCTACATGCCGACTACTTAGAACTCATCAATGCGCGTCCGGAGTACGAGCGTGCCGAGTCCTTCTATGAAGGCATGATTGAAGAGGCGTACAGCAGCCCCAAGGTTGCCCGCCTTCTTAGCCGTTTCGGCCTCAATGACCTACCGACATTGAACCTGGCCCATATTGCCGTTGACGCTGTGATTGATCAGCTCCATCTGAACTCGGTCACCACTGAGGACAACACCCTAGACAATGTCCTTGATGACCTCCGAGACGCTAACGACCTAGATGAAGAATTCCCGATCCTTATGCAGAACGCGGGGAAGTTCGGGGACGCATACCTTTTCGTGTGGCCAAGCACTGACGAGAGTGGAAACACAGTCGGTGTCCGTATGGAGCCACAGGACCCCCGAGTAGCACGAGTCTTCTACAGCGAAGAGAACCCGACCGTTATGGACAGGGCTATTCAGAGCTGGGAGACCGGAGCTAGGGACACCCTTGTAGTGCGGGTGAACCTCTACTACGCGGACCACATTGAGCGTTGGTGCCACAGGGGCAAGGTTCCCAAGAACCCTAAGACTGCCAAGTGGGTTCCGTTCACTGAGGACGGCTCTCCGGCCTACATTCCGAACCCCTTCGGACAGGTGCCTTACTTCCACTACCGCACTAGCCGTCCTTATGGTCGGCCACTGCACAAGGATGCTTACGGACCACAGCTCTACATCAACAAGCTAGTGACTTCTCACCTAGCCACCGTTGACTACCAGAGCTTCCCGCAGCGTTACGCGCTCGTGGACCCCACAGCAGACCTAGGCGGCTCTGAGAGCGGCGGCTACGACGAGGAGCACCCCGAGGACGGCATGAGCCCCGAGGGGGACGCACAGAGCCAGCTAGACACTTCCCCGTCGGCTGTCTGGAACCTGGACGGCTACAAGGAAGTAGGCCAGTTCGAGGCTGCTAACCCCGATGTGTTCCTCAAGCCCTTTGATCGCTACATCAAGGCAATGGCTCAGGCAACACAGATTCCCTTCCAGGCTTTCGACTCCACAGGAGACGCGATCTCTGGAGAGAGCCGCCGGGTAGCTAACGAGCCCCTTTACGTGCGGGTGGAGAACCTACAGCGCATGTTCGGCTCTACCCATAAGAAGGCGTACAGGTTCGCCCTGGAGATCCTTGGTGAAGAGGCAGAAGACCTCTCTGTTAACTGGAAGCCAGTACGGAACATCAACGACCTTAACGGTATCCAGATGCTTCTACTCAAGAAGCAGCTTGGTGTACCGGATGACGTACTTCTCGCAGAGGCCGGTTACAACTCGGCCGACATTGACTCCTGGTTAGCGGAAGCTACACCAGAAGAAGTAACACCAGACGAAACACCGAATGAAGCACCGCAGTAAGCGGGTTCACAAAGGAGATAAGCAAGATGACTGACCTAAACACTGACGTTACTGACGACGTAACCGACGTAGACACCACTGATGACGAATGGGTTCCGCCTACTCGTGATGAGTGGGAGGACATCTTAGATAAGAAGCGTCGTGCCGATTCTGAGGCTGCATCGCGTAAGCGTTGGCTCCGTGATCTGGGCTATGACCCAAAGACCGGACAGAAGCTCTCTAGCGGCTCTGAGACCGACTCGGACTCGGTAGACCGTGGGGGTGCTGCTAAGCCTGTACAGGTCGACACAGCGGCTCTAGAGACTGCCGTAACCACAAAGACAGAGGCTGTCTTTGTAGCTCTTGCAGAAGCAGGCGTAGGCCCAAGGAGCCTCGCACGCGTAAGCAGGATGATCGATAAGAAGTCCATCACCATTGATGAGGACGGCATTGAGGGTCTGGCCGAACAGGTCGACGCACTCAAGGCAGAGCTTCCCGAGCTTTTCAAGCGTTCTCGTACTGCCCCTGTAGCGGATGTATCTGCTGTAGGCGGCGGAAAGAAGAAGGCTCCGGTTTCTACCCCTCAGTCTATGGACTGGGAAGAGCAGATCAGGGCTCGCTTCAATAAGGGTCAGCTCTAAGAACCCTGCTTTACCTAATGCTTCAAGGATGCCGAGTTAGGCGAGGTGATTCAAACAATACTCACAGAAAGGCGGGCACCGAATGTCCACCACTGATTTTCCGAACTGGGTACCGATTGAGTACAGCTCTGAGGTAGTCCAGCGTGCAATCCAGGAATCTGCCGTTGAGCGTTACGGTCGCGGCATCAAGATGACCTCTGACACCAAGAAGGTTCCCCGTTCTGCGGGTCACTCTGTTGGTACCGGAGCTACCTACACCGCTGACTCTTCTACCGCTGACACCGTTCTTCTCGACTCTGTGAAGTTCACCGGTCAGGACCTTATGGACGCTGATCAGCTTGCTGATGCTGAGTCCATCATCGACGTTATCGGCACCAAGGCCCGTGACTGGGCAACCTCCTACGCCGTGGCTTTCGACAACTCTTGCCTTGGTGTAACTGCCGCTAACAACGCAAGCTCCACCCAGACTCGTCCGTTCGACTCTGTTTACTACAAGGTCCGTAACAACGACTCTGCGGCCGGATACACCGCTGACGCTAACTACGTCAACTACAACGGTTCTGCTTCTGGCGCTTACACCTCTCTGAGCAATGCTCTCGGCCTTGTCGAGGGTGGCGCTTACTGGCGTGAGGCCAATGCAGTTGTCGTTGCGCACCCTAACTTCCGTCAGGTTCTGCGTAACGCCACTGACACTCAGGGCCGTCCGATCTTCGTTCAGGGACAGTCTGGTGACTCTGGTCAGCCTGACACCCTTTTCGGAATCGAGATCGTATGGAGCCGTGGCGCTAAGACTTCTAACGTCCGTAGCGAAGAGCCAGAGGGTAACCCACTCCTGGTAATCGTTGCCGACCGCGAGAAGCTTATCCGTGGTGACCGTGAGCCAGTTCAGTTCCGTATGGACGAGGGCCGTGCACACGACAGCACCGACGAGACCGCTCTCAAGTTCAAGTCTCGTAAGGCGTTCGTAGTCGGACACACCAAGGCATTCGCCGTTGTGGAGAAGACTGCCTAATCAAGTCTCCGGGGTGAGAGATGCCTAATCTCCACTCTCACCCCGGTCTTGTTTCCCCCACCTGAAAGGCGGTGCGGAGATGGCTTGGGTTACGCCCGAAGAAGCACTAAGCATCACTCCTGGCATTGCGGTTAGTCAGGAGGGCATTGATGCCGCTCAGATCCTCATTGAGATCTTTGCCGACACTACCGAGGAAGCTTCGGATGCCGGACTGATCTCCAGTAAGAACCTCCGCCTTCTGAAGCTCGCAGTAGCTTTCCAGGCTGCCTGGATGACTGCCCACCCGGATCAGTACACCGGCTCTGATTTCGACACCTTCCAGTCTGACGGACTCTCGGTCACTTACAAGAACGAGAACTCCAACATCCTGGCCCCTATGGCTAGGCGCTGCATCAAGCGGCTTTCTTGGAAGCGAAACAGGAACATCTACATCCGTCCGGCGAGTGGCCCTAGGGAGTACATCCCTAAGCATCTCAACACCACTAATGCCGACCTGGACGACTTCCGTACGGACTGGCGTCCGCTCGACATTTAAGGGCGGTGACTGATGATCTCCCGAGCGACAACCACAATCACCATTTATCGCGGGCAGACCGAAGATGAATGGGGAGACCCAATCGACACTGACACCGTGGTAGAGACCGGCATTCCGGCCTTTATCACAGAGGTGAATGTCGACCACTCAAGCGAGGTTTCTCTAACACCTCGTGACATCCGTAAGGCTACTTGCCGAGTCGGATCAGAAGTGGACGTTCAGCAGAACGACCGCATCTATGACGAGAAGAACGGCCAGAGCTGGACTATCCAGTACGTGACTCGTCAGCAGAACCCCGTTATGGCGCAGGACACAAAGCTTGTTCTTCAGCGCACAACGTAAACAACTGAACACCTTACAGATGGCGTATGGAAACAGTCCCTGGCAGACAGGGCCCGTATACATCTTCCTTCAACTCGCAGAGAGAAAGGAGTCGGTATGACCAAGTCTTATGACCTTCACGTGAATCCGCAGTGGCCACAGAAGCTCAGGGGTGCTGCTAGGCAGTTCCTTACTGAGAATGCCCGCGCGGTGTGGAAGGACATGGTCAGGTATGCGCCTGTAGATAGCGGCCGACTCCGAGACGATCTCGATTGGGAAGTTAACGGGTTAGAGGCACGAGTAGGTGCCCGGACTGTTCCATACGCCATTTTCGTAGAGGAAGGCACTCGTCCTCACGCAATCAAGGCTAAGGGTGGGGCTCTCAATTGGGAGGGTGCTGACCACCCCGTCAACTCCGTTAATCACCCCGGCGCTACTGCTAGCTATTTCATGCGGCGTGCGCTTTATACCAAGAGGTAAGAGCCAATGGGAATCGTTCACGCGAATGATGAACTTGTGGCCCGTGCTTGGCTCAAGTCTCTTGGGCTAACGAACGTGGGAACCACTGTTCCACAGAACAAGGCGTCCTGGTCTCAGGAAGGCTTTGTGCAGATCACAGTTACTGGCGACTCAAGCCACATCTACTACCGGCTCCGTCGCCCTGTGATTACCGCCGTTTGCTGGGCGGTTAATCCAGCACTCAATGACTCCCCACACAAGAACATGCAGTCCCAGACTCCACCTTGGGGCAAGGCATGTGACTTAGCGGAAACGATCGCTGAGGGATGTTGGGGCTTTACTCCGGACTACTTAACGCTCGGAGTAGCGGGGGCACCTAGGGCCCGCACATTGCAGGCAAACATCATTCAGACCCCTCGGAGGGTTCCTGGTGATGAGGGCGAATACGCAAGGTACACCGTCGATTTTGAACTCATCTGGAATGAGACCACCTGACACCCTTGAAAGGGGTAAGCCAAAATGGCTAATGAAGATGTATTAGTGATGGGCCCTGCGACCCTGTACATCGCAGCATTCGGAGCGGATGAGCCTGCCGATTCCGCTTACAACACAGCCCCGGCGGCTTCTGCTTGGACTGATCTTGGCTTCACCGATGGTGGAGTTGAACTCACCGTAGATCAGACCTACAAGGAGCTAACCGCAGACCAGGCAGTAGACAAGATGGGTGCGCGTCTTACCGAGCGTTCTATCAAGGTCAAGGTCTCTCTTGCAGAGCCGTCCCTACAGAACATGATTTACGTTCTCAACGGCGGTACCGCTACCTCTGGTGTCGGTTACCAGAAGCTAGAGCCGGAGTTCCTTACTAGTGCCACACAGCCGAACTACCGCGCTCTCATTGTCGACGGTTGGGCTTCTGGTGGTGGCCGTGCACGTCTCATCATTCGCAAGGTACTTAGCACCGACAAGGTGAGCTTCAAGTATGCGAAGGCAGACCAGACGGTCTTTGAAGTCGAGTTCGAAGGCTTCTACGTAGATGAGACAACCGCACCTTGGACCATGATTACTGAGAACGCGTAATCCCTCGCAGTACCAATCAAAAGGAGATTCCTAATGCTGAAGATCGGAAAGACCAAGCACGTTGAGAAGCGCGAACCGCTTTTCGAGCTGGACGGGGTCGAGTACTCCGTACTGGTAAACCCTGGACCGAATGTCGGCCTAACCTTCATGGAAATCCAGACCGAGTCTGGACAGGAAGCAGCCGTTGTCTACCTGTTAAAGGCCATGCTGGGAGAAGAGGCTTTCAAGGCTCTCGCTGCTAGCCCGGACGTCAGTGAGTCCGAGTACGAGTTACTAATGGCTGAGATCAGTGAGCGCGCAATGGCGGCTCAGGAGAAGACAGTAAAAAACTCCTAGAGCGGACTAATCAGATCCGTTGGGTCTTGGATCACTTGCCTGATCTCGAATCCGACTTCTCGGCTATCCATCACATCCGAGACCCATACGGAGAACTGACCGGTCCGCAGTACTTCCAGATGGCTATACGCATGGGTGCCTATAGGGGAGTTATGCGAGCCCACCTAGAGGCGGAAGCCGAGAAGCAGCGTCCCAAGTCTCCAGAAGAGATGAGGGAGCTACGTAAGGCAGGGGCCCTGAGCCCCGGTGAAGAAAAGGCATTGAGGTACGGATCAATGCTCGGCAACGGCTCACGCAAGCGATAAGACGGCTGACCTTTCAGAGGGCGAGAGGAGACCGACACGAACCAATAGAAGAAAGGCGGCGTCATGGCTGGTGCCGGATTCACTATCGCCAGTGGTCATGTGCGGATTGAGGCGGACGTCGACAACGCACAGACCAAGATTACGAACCTGATTACCAAGCTTGTCTCTGTTGGTCCGGCCGCAGGTGGAGCCGCAACCGTAGTGGCAGGCGCATTAGGCAGCGTTACCGCTGCTGTCGTAGCCGCAGGAGCGGCTACCGGTGCTTTCGCTGTAGCTGCAAAGCCTCAGCTTGCTGAGGTAACAGAAGTAACCAAGCTCTATGAGGCAGCACAGAAGGCGGCTGCTGACGGTGCCTCCGATGCAGCGGAGAAGCAGAAGGCTTACCAGGAGGCACTAGCCAAGCTTCCTCCGGCTACTCGGGACACTGCTGTAGCTCTTAGCAAGCTGAAGACCGAGACCAAGTCTTGGTCCGACTCTCTAGCCGGTACCACAATGCCTGTCTTCACTAAGGGCATCAACGTACTAAGGGACGTTATCCCGCAGCTAACCCCACTGGTTAAGACAGCGGGTGGAGCCTTCTCCGGCTTCATGGATCAGTTGAAGTCGGACGTTAACTCCGGCGGCTTCAAGTCCTTCATGGACGGACTGAACAAGGCGGCTAAGGAAGCTCTCCCAGATCTTCTCTCCGCTGGACGAGACGTCTTCCGTGGAATCGGTGGCGTTATCGGTGCCTTCCTTCCGCACGCCGGACAGGCTTCCGAGAAGATTGCCCAGATGGCTAAGGCTTTCGGGGATTGGGCACAGGAGCTAGGAAGTAGCCAGGGGTTCAAGGACTTCATGTCCTTTGTCTCTCAGAACGGTCCGAAGATTGTTACGACTCTCGGCAATCTCGCGGTAACCGCTCAGAAGCTTTGGCAGGCTTTCTCTCCTCTAGCCAGCATTCAGCTAACTGTGTTGGCTGAGTTGTCCGGCCTCATTGCGGCGCTTCCACCACCCGTGATCTTGGCTTTGGCTGCTGCCATTGTTGCCGTGAAGGTCGCAATCATGGGCTTCCAGATCTATGCGGCTCTAACGGCTCCGACTATGGCCCCGCTTATTGCGTCTACGTGGGCATGGACAGTGGCCCTTCTGGCTAACCCGCTTACCTGGATCATTGCCGGAATCATCGCGCTTATCGCGGTCATTGTTCTTATCGCCACTAAGACCGACTGGTTCCAGAAGCTTTGGTCTGTTTGCTGGGGTGCAATCAAGACGGCTACTTCCGCAGCTTGGGACTGGATCAAGGGCGCAGTCTCTAAGGGCTTCGACTTCCTAAAGAACCTGTTCCTGAACTTCACCGGTCCCGGACTAATCATCAAGCATTGGGACAAGATCAAGTCTGCTACTGGTGCTGCTTGGCAGTGGGTAAAGGACAAGGTCTCTTCTGCGATTAACGCGGTGAAGTCCACTGTCTCTACCGTGACAAGCGCCATTTCTTCTAAGGTCTCTAGTGTCTGGGGCTCTATCAAGTCCGGCACTTCTGCGGCTTGGTCCTGGATCAAGTCCAAGGTGACTGACGGAATCAATGGAGCCAAGAACGCGGTGACTACTGCGGTAGGCAAGATTGCCTCTACCATTTCTAGTATCAAGGGCAAGGTGACTGGTGCCCTTTCTGGTGCGGCTTCTTTCCTCTACAACTCCGGACAGGCCATCATCCGTGGACTGATCAACGGTATTAAGTCCATGGCCGGATCTGTGAAGAACGCGGTAAGCGGAGTTCTCCAGGGTGCCCGTAATCTCCTGCCGTTCTCTCCGGCTAAGGAAGGCCCGTTCTCGGGTAAGGGTTGGACCGAGTATTCCGGTGCCTCTCTTATGAAGGGGCTTGCAACCGGTATCGACAACACGGCCGGACTTCCTTACCAGTCCATGAGCAGTGCACTCGGAGGAGTGTCCGGGGTGACTGCTAGTCAGCCAGTAATGGCGACAGGTGGAAACACCTACAACCTCACAGTCAATGTGGAATCCAAGTGGGATTTGAACTCTCCGGCTGAGCGTCGGGCGCTAGCCAAGCTCACTGCTAAGGAGTTCGCAGAAGAACTACGCAACCAGGAGAAGGAGCAGCGGTAATGGCAGTCGATTGGGGAACAGTAACCGTCGGTCGCATCTCTCTGCGTGAAACCTTCTCGGTAGCGGAGACCGGAGGTTCTACACCGACGCTCGCATTGGAGGGTCAGGAGGCTTCTCCTGACCTCTCCCGTGAAGCGCTTTATCAGCTACACGAAAACCTTCTAGCCCTTGAGGTGGGGAAGGTCTACCCCCTCACCTTTGAGGACAAGCCAGAGCGGGACGGCTACTACACGCTGAACTCCAATTCAGCGGAAGTGGTCGAGTACCGCAATGACTTAGTGCTTTGTGACTGGAAGCTAGCTTTCAATCGCTTGGGCTCTCAGAACGACATTGACCTACAGAGCCGCCTTACTGGGGCGACTCGTGCCAATGACTTCTCTCTGACTGGTGAGACAACCCATGCTCCGGCCCTGGAGCACTACGGCTACTACACGGGTGCGACGTCCCCCAGCTCGATGACGCGCACGGGCCTGGACGGCTCTCTGACGGTCTATCGGAACGTGCCTGCCGGAGTGTCCCCACGGTGGGGAGCAACAGCCGCAGAAGCCCTTACAGGGCGCGTCCGGCTGGTGTCCTCCGGCATTGCTCCGGCAGGGGTGGAGCTGGACGGCTGCATGCACGTCATGAGCCCTACGGCCTGGACCCTGAGCAACGGTCTCGTGAACCTCTCTCCGTCTGTGTCGGCGGGGGTCCTGGACGTTGCTTCCTATTCCGGCGGTAGCTACCACTCCAAGCTCTGGAGGGTGACCGTTGGGGGAGTGGCACCGGTCTGGGATGCGGCCACTGTCCTACGCAATGACCTGGAAATGGTTCACGTCCGGCTGACGGCTTCCAGGAGCCCCGGAAGGGTTGCCCTGGACCTAACTCTTAGGCGGGGTTCTCGACTCATTGAGGGACGCCTACAGAGCGGTTCTAGCACCACTCTCGGGCTAGCTCTGGTCACCCCTGAGACCAACGTGAACACGTCGGCATCCGGCTATATGACAGCCACTTCCAACGATGCCGACGGAAACCGTTTCGTGTGTGGTTCCGCCCGGACATTCACCGGCTCTACTAACGGCTCACTCACCAAGGCGTCTAGCAACGACTGGAGTTTCTTCATCGGTGCCGTTATCGCCGGAGGTTCCGCCGTATCCGGTGACACAGCCTTAGACCTTCGGAATCAGTACATCGGCTTCATGGCCGAACAGACCTATGGAGTCAAGCGATGAACACGGGAATGCAGATCCTCTTATCCGTGGCGGCTGCTGTCGCGGCTATCGGCGTCATCTGGCATCAGCTAATCCGGCCTCTATGGCGGAGCCTCAAGCGTGGCGAACAGGTCTGGGAGAGCGTCAACACCATTGAGCCCTTCCAGGCCGAGGTAAGGGAATTCATGGTTGAGATGCGTGAACACCGGGACTTTGTGAATCACGAACTCAACTACAACTCCGGTAGCAGCGTTAAGGACATGACGCGTGCTGGTAAGGAAGCCGCTGACGCTGCTAAGGCTGCTATTGAGCATCACATCAACACACCCGAGTTACACCGGCCTTTCCAGGTCAACGTAAACACCAACGACAACTCCAGCCTTAACTAAGGGAGGTACCGACAATGGCTGTACGTGAAGTACTACACGCATTAGGAAGCTTCGACTTCAAGCTCAAGGGGACAACACCCCGTGACGTCCTGGACGCTATCCAGTACTTCGGTCACATTGCGATTCTCCCTGGACGCGTCTACATCGAGGAAGCCGGGGACAACTCCCTTACTGCGGCTCGTTACGTGGGTGTCGTTCGTAAGAAGAAGATTGGTGACGATGCCCGTACCTCTGAAGTAGGGGATGACCTACAGATCGGCGGAGTGGGTATTGCCTTCTGGCTCGGTGACGACGACTCCGACCGTGGAAAGGGAGACGTCATTGAGGTTCCTGCCACGTTCACTAACGAGACGTTCGCCAACACTGTTAGGGGACTACTCCCGGACGCTGTAGTAGAGAACACCATCTACTCCGTATCTGGTGGGTTCTCTGGGCAGTTCGTCTACGAGACTCCGCGTACTGCGATTCAGTACGTGTGCGACACCTTTTCGGCAAGCACTGGATTACCGGTCTCTTGGAGGGTTAACGGGGACGCTTCTCTAGATGCCGGACCTGAGTCTGATCTCTACGTGACCAACCCGACTTGCGTAGTGGTTCGTCGTGGCTTTGGTGAAGACATGTCTATGCGTGCGCTTGAAGGCAGCATGGACGTTGAAGAGGACATGGAGGATTTCAGCACTCGCGTTGTCCTCTTGGCTGAGGGTGAAGGAACCACAATCGCTACCGGCTCTGCCGATATCTCCGGCGGACTGAACCCTTACAAGGATCTGCACGGTAACTCGCTCAAGCTCACTCGTATTGCGAGTGAGTCTGACACCTCTACGGGGAACGCAGAGGCTAGGGCTCAGCTCCAGCTAAACCGCTTCTCCAGTAGCCGTAAGGCTCTGTCCCTCTCTGCCGATGACTACGACGTTCACGGGTCTTTCAACGTGGGTGACTACATCTACGTCTATGACCCTGATGCCGGACTAGTGGACACCAACCACGAAATCGAGTTCAGGGGAGAGCGGCTTAACCCGATCAAGCTCCAGGTACACGAGACCTCTTGGAGCATCACTAGCGGTTACTCGGTTGGCTATAGGGACCGAGCCGGTAACTGGTATGACCTCACTGACTACATCGACTTTGAGACTCTGTCGTCTTCCAAGATCACTGTTGGTGACTTCTCTCGGACCCTTTCCGTAAGCAGCGGTGAAAGCGTCGGCACCCGTCCGAATGCAGATACCTCTACTCCGGATACTCCTACATGGCTGGAACCGTTCCAGACGCTCAACTACCAGGATGACCTAGGGTTCACGCGCTCTCGTGTAAGGCTTTCTTGGAGTGCTCCGAACAACACAGACGGCTCTACCGTTCTGGACGGAGACCACTACGAAATCCAGGTACGAGTAGATACCGACGCGATCTATCCGCAGTCCTGGTCTTCCGTTAGCTCTACCTCTTGGCAGGATGCCAACTCTTGGGCTCAGCCGTTCACCCCTTCTCTGAGTGCTTGGGAAACCAAGTACGTGGCTTGGGGCGAGACGGTTTATGACCTCAACGACCTAGCTACAGGGGTTGGATATGACGTCCGTATTCGCGGAGTCGACACAGCCGGAAACATCGGTGAATGGGAAGAGACCACCTTTGTCACTACTCAGGACAACGTAGCCCCGAGCACTCCGGCGGCTCCGTCTGTTGCTGGTTCTCGTATCGCCCTACAGGTGACACACGAACTCGGAAGGGCAACCGGCGGAACCTTCAACCTTGAGGCCGACTTACACCACCTAGAAATTCACGTCGACTACGAACCCCACTTCACCCCTAGTGACACGACCCTCAAGGGCACCGTGATTGCTAATCAGGGAATGATTGCGGCTCAGATTCCCGCTGTGGTTACGGTCCAGGTGGAGGAGACCTCTACCCGGTACGTGCGGGTTATTGCGGTAGACCGAGCCGGTAACAAGTCGCTCGCGTCTGATGCGGCATCGGCTGACGCTCTGCTTATCGATGACGCTCACATCAGTGATCTGACAGTAAGCAAGCTGACTGCCGGAACCATTTCAGCGGACTTCATCCTTGGTGCTCGTATCAAGACTGCCAACGATGGTGCACGTGTAGAGATGAATCAGAACGGCATTGAGGCTTACAACTCGGCCGGACAGCAGACCGTAGACATCGGCACAGACGGAAACGTATCGATGATCGGTACGTTCTCTTCCGGGCCGGAAGGGTCTTCTAAGCGGGTTGTACTTAACCCGGGAAACACCGGACTCCCTGAGATTCGCTTCTACTCCAATGACGGAACTGAGTACGGCGGTATCAACGGCGCTACCAGCTCTGGTGACGATGACCAGGAAGTAGCTATGGGTATGTTCTCGTCTAACTGGACGGGTGATGCCGATATTGAGAGGCAGTCGCGTATTCGCCTGTACAAGGGTGGGGGTTCCTTTGAGGTAGTCACTGATGAGCAGCAGGCTTACGGCGGCTTCCATCTGATCACCGACACCTACGCACGTTCCGGTTATAGGGATGCCGTACAGACCTACGGCACGGTTTACGTAGACGTCGATACTGCCATTGTCGAAATCGTCGACTCTGGCACTGCTCTAGCGCTTGGAAGTACAGAGGCTTCGATCTTCTATAAGCGCGCTACAGCGGATGAACAGGGGTTCATCTTCGGGAACACCACAACCCACTACGGGTCTTGGAATGACTTTGTCAGCGCTAGCTCTACTCAGGGCATCTTCACCGGAACGGTTGACGCGTCTTCCGGTTCTAGTTCTCTGGGACTGACCTACGGTCCAACGATGGCTTCCCAGATGATTCCTATCGTCTCTATCCGAGACGACATTGCCCACTCGTTCAACATTAGTGATGCGACCGCCATTGGATTCTCTACAGAGATTAGCCCCGCTGGTTCAGGTGTCTGGGCTCTGTACTTCTGGTGCTGGCGTCTCGGATAAGGAGATCAGGAATGAAGGAGCTTGAGTTAACCAACGCAGAAGAGTACTTCCACGGGTCAACGACATGTTGGCGAGTGACCTACCGCAAGGAAGACGGGACTAATCACACGCACGTCTTCCCGAAGGACACTTTTGACTGGCGTGCGGCTGAGTACGACATTGATCCAGCGGATATCGAAACGCTTATGGATGTTGTTCTTCACGAACCGTACGTAGACCCGATGGATACCGCTGTACGTGAAGCCGGAAAGCTCTCCCCCGCACTCCAGAACAACAAGACAACTCGCAGGGGAGAGCCTGAGCCAACGAACCTCTTCAATGCGGAGTCCATCTCTGAGGCACGTGAAGCACATCTACTCAGGATTGAGGACGCTAAGACAAACCGAGTGAATATCAGGGCCCCCAAGGGTGCTGATCCTCGGGACGAGATTCGTAACAAGTATCGAGTAAACCGCTCTGCGGTTGCCGAAAAGAAGCAGCTTGTTACAGAGGGCCGGAGGTTACTCCGGGAAGGTATTCCGATTGCAGTGCCCGACAAGATTAGGAAGGAGGCGTAGACGTGGCTGGAACTACAACAACGCGTCTGGCCTTGTATAAGCCGGACCCGGTTGATGACATCAATGTTGCCACCGACCTAAACGCCAACTACGACAAGATCGACCTGGATATCGGATATCGGGTGTGCACTTCCAGTACTCGCCCTTCTTCCCCATTCGTCGGACAGAAGATCTATGAGACCGACACAGGGAAGATTCTTTTCCGTACCAACTCTGCCACTTGGCAGGAGATCTTTGCTGCGGGTACTCAGATCAGTCTCAACAACACCAACAATGCGACGCTAAGCAGTACGGGTCATGCTCTTCAGATCGGACCAACGTCCGGCATTAACCTAATCGCTGACAACGACTCGCTGATTGCAAGGAATAATGGTGGTGCGTCCACTCTGTCTCTGAACACGACAGGTGGAAACGTAACTATCGGTGCCACGGGGTCAACCGTGACTATCCCTGGAACTCTGGTAGTTGGTGGCCAGTACTTCCCGGTGACTATGTACCGCACTACCAACCTGGATAGGGCAAGCACCACCACGTTTGCGGCGGACCCTGTTCTACAGGCGTCTCTAGCCGCCAACGCGGTTTACCTAGTTGAGGTTTACCTGAACTACGGTGCTCTTGCAGCGGCCGACATTAAGACTCAGTGGACGGCTCCGGCTGGTGCTACAGGAAACCGTGCGGTAATGGGTCCCGGCTCTACAGCCGCTAACGCTTCCGCCGACAACATCAGCATGCGCAGCGGTGTGCACAGCTTCACAACATCCGTTACCTACTCGGGTGTTAGGGACAGTCAGAGCAACCTCTCTATTGCTACTGAGACTTCCATCGTTACTACAACTACCGCCGGAACTCTGTCTCTTGACTGGGCTCAGGTCACTTCCAACGCAACAGGTAGCCGCATGGGTGCGGGTAGCTGGATGCGAGTTACCCGACTCGCTTAATCACTCTAGGAGTAAATGAAATGGCTAATGACGGAACAGGCATCAAGGGCACACTAAACATCAAGCTCACCGGTCCGGATGGAAAGGTGAAGGTGGACAAGACAGTTCACAACCTGATCACCACCGTAGGAGATCAGTACTACGCCAAGATGGGCTGTGCTGGAGTAGGCGGAAACACCGCTCCAACTCTGGCCAACGGAATGAAGTTAGGAACCTCTAGCGCTGCGGTTGCTAAGTCCTCTACTGGAAGCTTCATCGCTAACGCTGGTTACATTGCTGGCTCTAACAACACCTTCGACTCCGTTACTGCGGCTGTCGTATCTGGTGACACCGGTTGGAAGATTACCTACGTTGCCTCTTGGGCGGCTGGTGACGCTACAGCCACTATCGAGGAAGCAGCGATTGTCACTGACCAGGCGACCGACAACACCTCTACTGGTGCTTCTGTCTGCATCGCTCGTGTTCTCACTGGAACCATCGTCAAGGGAAGTGCCGACACTCTGACCCTTACTTGGGTACACACCTTCTTCGACGCTCCGTAAATCTGGGCTGGAATCAGGGACGGTTTCGGCCGTCCCTGTTCCGTATCTAAGGAGGTGAACCAATGGCTATTTCCTTCATCAACTCCGCTACCGTCTCTGCTTATGACCTTGACGGTACGTTCGTCGTAAACAAGCCGACGAACACCGCTCAGGGTGACGTTATGTTCACCATGGTCAACACCTTCAACGGTGCTCCGCCTAGCGTGCCTTCCGGCTGGACCCTCGTAACCAACCAGAACAACGCGACGCCTTCCGTCGGTACTTACGTCTACTGGAAGTTGGCGGGTGGTTCAGAGCCGTCTACCTACTCTTGGGGACTTGACCCCGGCTTAGACCTAGCGGCCAATATCGCCGTTCACACTTACCGAGGGGTGGACCCAACCAACCCGGTAGGTACGGCGGCTAAGGCAGTTTCCACTACGGCGGAAAGCCTCGCCTCTGGAAACGTCACTGTGACTACTCCTGGCTCTTGGCTTCTCGCGGTATCCGGCTGTCGTCACACCGGTACTACTGCCTGTACTTGCACCATGGCCAGCATGACGGAACGGGCAGACCTAACGGCGGCTGACACTGCTGGTAGCTTCTCGCGTTCTATGGCTACTTATGACTCCAACGGCACTGTGGCTGTAGGAACGGCTAGCCGTACAGCGGTGGTTACCGGAACTACGGCGGCTCACACGGTAATTCTGATTCCCGTTCGGCCGGAGCTAGCTCTAGCTCAGACCCTTACCGATAACTTCGATGACAACTCCGTTGATGCCGCTAAGTGGAACAACGGTGTTTCTCCGTACACCGGAACCGTTACCGAGACCAGCGGGCGTATTCAGATCTCTGACGTAGTCGGAGGTTCCAGCCGTAAGGGACTAGCGTCCGTAGTGCCTTACGACTTGAGGGGAAGCTACGTACAGGCTCAGATTGGAGCGGTGTTCACGGACACCACTTCTCAGATCTTCCCTCTGAGGCTGTCTGTTGACTCCGCTGGTTCTGGAACCTGGACCGGTATTCAGGTTCTCGCCGGAAACATCCGAGTCTCTGACTCTGGTGGTGTGAGTTCTTACAGCGCTACCTACAACGCGACTAGTCACAAGTTCGTGAGGATCAGGGAATCCGGCGGAACGGTCTTCTACGACCGGTCTTCTGACGGTGTGTCCTGGACGAACATGACGTCATTCACGACAGCGGCTCTCGGCTTCAGCGTCGCTGAAGTCTGGCTCTCCATTGAGCACTTCAACGGTGCGGCTGTCGGTAGTTCGTCTACGGCTGCTGTCGACAACTTCAACATCATCCCGGTACTCAACACATCCAACCCGACTGACGTTGAGACCCTTTCGGACTCCCTCACAAAGGCAGTCCAGAAGCCACGTAGCGCGAATGACACCGAGACGCTTGCCGACACAGTCACTAAGGCTCTCGGTCGGAACAGGTCTGCCAATGACGGAGAAGGACTCTCCGACAGCCTGTCTGTGGCTAAGGGATTTGGTAAGTCGGCTAGCGATACAGAGGGGTTGTCCGACACTCTCTCTAAGGCTCAGGGGTTCAATCGGTCTACGACCGACACCCTTGGACTGTCTGACGCTCTGTCGGTATCCCTCGGCCGGAACGTTGCTTACTCCGATGGACTCGGTCTAAGTGACTCTGTTAACTCTGATCTAGAGGTTGGGGCTCAGGACTTCACCGTTGATCGGGCAGACGGCTTAGGTCTCTCCGACTCGGTCACCGCTTCTCGGGGCTTGTCTCGTTCGGCAACGGACGCAGAGAACCTGTCGGACAGTGCAAGTCGCGTAGCGGGATACAGCCGTAGTGCCACAGACGCTCTGAGCCTGTCTGATACGGCCGTTGCTGGCTTGTCGGTACCTCGGTCTACCCAGGATTCCGAAAGCCTCTCTGACAGCCATACAGCGGCTCTCGGTAGGTCTGCTTCTCTGTCCGATGTTGTGGGTCTCTCCGACTCTCTATCGGTAGTCGTCCACCACGTGGTTACGGTCACGGATGCAGAGCGTCTGTCGGATATGGCAACCATCAACGGCGGCTCCGCCGTTGAGCCTGAAGACGTCCTAGGCATCACGGATTCCCTTACTCGGGTAGCCGGATACCAGCGGACAGCAACAGAGGTACTGAACCTCTCTGACAGTCTCACTGCGGCGCGAGGAATCGGCCGGAGTAGGACGGATGCCCTCAACCTCTCCGAGAGCGTCACAGGGGCTCTCAGCCTTCCTCGCACGGCAACGGACAACATAGCTCTAGGCGACTCGGTAACCATCTCGGTTCACCGGAACCTTGAGGTATCCGACTCCGTAAACCTCAGCGATCAGACAAGCATTGATCAGGAGTTCGCTGAGATTGTCAGTGACCTGGAGGGGCTATCCGATTCCGTCGGGTGGTCTCTGTCCATCGTCGTTGGCGATACGGCCGGACTCTCCGACAATGCGAATACCAACGGAGGAACCAAGGTTCTGGAGAGGGCAGACGTTCTTACTCTGTCCGACTCTGTGACTACGGGCCTCTACCGGACAACGGTTGAACCGCTAGAACGTAAGGCGTCTATCGGGACAAGCGAGCGTGTGTCACGAACAGAAGATTTCGAGCGGAAGTGGAGTATTGGCTAATGGCGCTCAACAAGGCTAAGGCAATCTCCGTTCTGTCTACCGAGTACGTACAGGTGCGGGTGTCCACCACCCTTAACGGCCTGCCTTATGACGTGACAGACGGAACGGTAGAGTTCGCGTTCGTCTCCAATGGTGAAAGCCCAACGGTAGGCGACTGGACTACAGCGGAATGGGAGACAGCCGGACCGGACTACTACGGGCGAATCCTCGTAGGACCGGAAGGAGCGGTAACCCTAGCGGCTGGTAGCTATGAGTCCTGGATTCGAGTAACCATCGATCCCCAGACGCTCGTAGAGCCAACTGGTTCGGTACTGATCTACTAACGGCAAACAGAAAGGCCCGGCACCCTGATTGGGTGTCGGGCCTCTCTTGTGTGCTTACTCGTGCGCTGCCTTGAGTGAGGCAATCTCGGAATCCTTCTCCGCCAACTGTCGCTGAACATCTGCCAATGCAGCCTTAGTCAACATGAGCTGATAGGTGGTCTGGTCTACGTGGTTTCGGTACTCGGCTAATACAGCCTCAAGACTTACGGAGTTCATGCGTTCATCCTTACGGGCAAGTGGTGTCTTCCTTGGAGTAGCCGTAGCTACCAAAGGCATTCTTGGGGTCGTTGTCGTTGTAGTAGCTCACGTACATCCGGCCTACTTCTACCTTCACGGAACCGCTTGGGCGGGTGTCACACCAAGTCCTGTTCTGCTCTGTGTCATCTGCGATGAAGAATCGGTACACAGGCTTATCCGGCTTTGGCTCAGGGTTCGGCTTCACGGTCTCGGTTGGGTTTGCTGTCGGTGTGGGAGTACTCGGCTTTGGTGTAGCCGTGGCTGTAGCGGACGGCTTCTCTGGGCTCTCAGAGCCCTTCTCCGGGGAAGCCGGGGACTCGGTAGGGGCGGCTACTCCTGTAGCCGGAGAACGGCTCTCAGGGCTCTGGGGGACGTCTGTAGCTTCAAGGCTCCGATCCTTACGGGCCTGTCCCTCTTCCGCTGTCTTAGGGGCTTCATCAGATGGGCCCGGAGTATCCGGCCCCTTCATGTCCAACTGAACCTCTGGTGTTTCCGGCTTCTCGGATAGGACTCCGCCAACGCAAAGACCTGTCACACCTAGTAGGGATAGGCCGACCACGTATGGGATCAGCCTCTTGTAGATAGGTCGTGTCTTTGCGTGACGCATTTCCTATTCCTTCTCTGCCTGTACGGCTACATACATCTCTAGCTTCCAGGTTGGCGACTCGGTCTCTGCCGAGCCGTCCCCGGTAAGTGAGATCCAATGCTCAGACTCTTCCGAGTCTGGCTCTACACGGATCTCCATCATGATTACTTGTCCTTCTTTGGCTCTGGCTTAGCGGCAGTCTTCTTCTCGGGGTTACAAGACTCAGAGCAATACGGTCGGTACTTCCATACCGGTGCGTTCTCTCCGCATGCGATACAACGTGGGTTAAGCGGCATCGTCGGTCTCCTGGTTCTGGTGTTTATCGGCTGCTGTCTCCCAGAGCTTCCACAGCTCTGCACGGTTAGAGTCCGGGAAGACGGTCTGTACCTCTTCCCAAGTCATGGTCCCGATTGCTCGTTCAATCGGCTCCCATACCTTCATGAACTCGGCAATGGTGAGCCGTAGTTCTGCGGTCATGTGAGTGAGTGCTTCCCGCACTCCTTCAAGGTTCGCGGTAATCCTCAGCTCTGCTTCTCCGTTGGGCATAGTCCTAGTCCTTCTAGTAGGCGCGTTCTGTTACGTGCAGTCCGTGTTCCTTGAAGAGCTTTCGTAGTGCCTGCCTGATGACTTCACTGTGAGAAGTCTTCTGACGCTCGGCTAGCTCGATGATGTTCGCGTTGTCCTCTTCAGTAAGGGCGAAACTCTTCATGTTGGTCACCCTCTGAGTACCGGCCATGTCGCCTCCTTTCCTTGTCCTAGTAGAATTCTATCAACGACTAGGGTTTACGCTTTCGGCTACTCAGCCACCGAGAACCGCTACTAGAGAAGCGGTGATAACCCGAGTAGAAGAACCGAGCTTCAGTACCTTCACGGGTGCTTCTCCTACTCGGATCAGTTCGTAGAGGTGACTACGGCTGATGCCTAGTGCTAGTGCCGCTTCTGTGACTGTGACCGTTGCTGGCCAAGCCTTGATCTCTTCTAGAGAAGGTGGGGTCATGTCCCCTAATGGCACCGGGGCCGATGGGGGTACGTCAAGCCAGATCAGAGACGTATCTGTTAGCAGTAGGGCTAAGAAGAAACCGCAGGTCAGAGGCTTGCGTAGTCCTAAAGAAGTTTCTTAGCCCTACCCCTAAGAGACCTACTACGGGTACTGCTACTAGTCCGGCCTGATCCAGTGCTCTAGTCGACTACCGCTAGTCAAGTAGTCGCAGGTCAGAGCCTTGATCCTAAGTGGTACTTGTAGAACCTGTGAGATGACCCGTACTCTCATGGCTGTAGTACCTGGACCGACTAGAGGAGATCAGGTGCCAGACATCAAGAAGGTCCCACTCAAGGGTGGGAAGTTCCGGTATCGCTTTGTAGTGGATGCCGGACGTGATCCGGAGACGGGTAAGCGTCGTCAGGTAACGGTCACCAAAGACACGCTGAAAGAGGCCAAGGCTGAGCTTTCTCGTATCGAGAATGAGCAGCACGTAGGGACCTACGTTCTCCCGAACCAAATCACCGTGAACCAGTGGCTTGACCAGTGGCTAGCGATGAAGGCGGAAGACCTGGAAGAGACCACCATCTACAACTACCGGATCACCCTGGACCGAGTCCGGGGAAGGCTCGGGGAAATCCTTCTCCAGGAACTCACGGAAGAGGACGTAGAAGCGTGGATGAAGTGGGCTCTCAGGAGCGGACGTGTCAGGGGCGGTAAGGCTGGAACTCCGCTCGGGGTAACGAGCGTGGACATGAGCCTTGCCCGACTGAAAGACGCTCTGAATCGGGCGGTCACGCGTCGGGTGGTTTCCATGAACGTGGCTCAGCACGTTCTGATTCCGCGTAGGGCTCGGAAAGATGAGCGGAAGACCAAGGAAGAGGTTGCTCCCTGGGACGTCAAGGAAGTCCAGACGTTCATCAACGGAATCCGGGAAGACAGGCTCTACGCTCCGCTCCTGCTTTGCCTCATGGGTCTGCGTCCGGCGGAAGTCTGTGGACTCCGTTGGGAAGACGTTGACTTGGAAGTCGGAACGCTCCTGGTGGCCAACACCCGAACCATGATCGGCAACAAGACTGTGGTGGAAAAGGACACCAAGTCTCTGGCCGGTGAACGCGGTCTCCCGTTGCCCGCTCTGGTGTGGTCGGCTCTCCGGTCGCTAAAGGCTCTCCAGGCCAAGGAAAAGCTTGCTCTGGGTTCCGCCTATGCGGACTCCGGCTACGTCCTGGTGGACGAGAGCGGAGAGCCCCGGAACATCAAGCAACTCCGTCGGCGGACGTACCGGATCATGGAGCTTTTGGGGCTCCGCCGGGTGCGGCTCTACGACGCTCGCGCGTCGTGTCTCACCTACCTGGCCAACAACGGGGTGCCTGATCACATCCTGGCTCGGTGGGCCGGACACACCAACGTCAAGACCACCAAGAAGTGGTACGTCAAGCCGACCGTTGAAGATCTTCGCGGAGCCGCCACAGTGTGGGACGGCTTGAGCGGATCGGGAGACGTACATACCGCACGGTCGTGAGCGATTGTGAGAGATGAGAGGGTGAGAGCCATGAGTGAGACCACCCCATCAACCCTCCAATACCGCTTTGACGGGCCAGAACAGGCACCAGTACTGATCTTGGGACCCTCACTTGGTACAACATGGCACATGTGGGACCGCCAGATCCCCGAGCTGATCAAGCAGTGGCGCGTCTTCCGGTTCGACCTGCCCGGCCACGGCGGCGCCCCCGCGTACCCG